GAACCCAGAAGGCGCGGCTGGATTAGCATCCTTCTTAGACGACAGGCTTGAAGACGTTATTGATGCCGCTGAGGAATGCCCTGGTGAGTGCATTTTTATTGAACAATGAGCTGCTGCCCAAGAATACCCGCTGTGAGTACATGGGACCCAGCAAAGAATCAAAAACGTAGTATCGAGCGTGCACTGAAAAAAGCACTAGCAGAAGAAGAATCAAACCAACAAAATGTCGTCGTCGAAGACAACGAGTAGATTTAAAAACTGTATTGTTCAGCGCCCGTAACCGTGCTGGCGTTCAAAATCTTTCCATTCTTTAAATGTGCCACCTGAGCCATATTCATATCCTTCAACAGCAGACATAACCAAGCGATGGATACAGAAAGCCAAACCAACAAGAGCACAAAGAAAAATTATCATGAAGTTATTATGCCACCCCATCTCTAAAAATGATTAAACTATTGATAGTATTTCAAAAATAGATGGGAGTCATCATGAAGATAGATAGAAGTAAATTCCGAGAAATCGAGACTATAGCCATGTGCGTCATTCTTCTACCTATGGTGATTGCTTCTACTGTAAAGTTCTTTTATCAGGCGCGCAAAGACTTGCGCTTGCCTAACCGGAAAGATATGTGGGAGTAACTATGAGTGAGCGATTTTGGTATGGTGCGACTGTCCTTGGAGTTGTGGATGGAGACACTGTCGACTTGATGGTCGACCTAGGTTTTAGCGTTCATCACAAAATACGTGTTCGCCTATACGGGATAAACACCCCAGAGTCGAGAACCAAAAACCTTCAAGAAAAGGAACTTGGGCTAAAGGCGAAGAAGTACGTCGAGGATTGGTGCACTAATCACAAGTGGGTGTTTGTTAACACGATTCCAGACAAGAACGATAAGTATGGACGGGTTTTGGCCAGAATATACTCATCAGACAAAGTGGACGACCCTAAAACCGCATGCCTAAATACGGACATGGTTCAATCCGGGAATGCTCGGGAGTACTTTGGTGTTGGTGACAAGACATGGACAGAGTTCAAAACCAAGTAAGTCGTTGCGTTCATCATCTGGGTTCCGGATGTTGCTTATGCAGGCAGGCCATTCATACCTTGTCACGTCGAAAAATACCGTCTATATCGAAGTTCGTTAAAAGTCTTTTCTGTAGATAGGTTTTGGTATATCACAAATCACCTTTTTACAGGCATAAACGTTCGTGTTGTAAACTGTACATAGCGCCTGCACGTCAAGAAGACGTACCTAATTTTATAGATTTATCCAATGGTGTAGGATTCCTGAATGGAACAAGAAATAACCTGGAATAATGACGGGCATTCAATCTCCCTACGCTTAGAGAAGAACCTTCTCGTCATAACTGGGGTGCACTGCCCGCATCTTGAATCAGAATCCAAGCCCTGCCATTTGACAGACGATGGATGTATCGTTAAATGGTTCCTGCTTGTATATGGACTTGAGTGCAATGTCGGCGTAGTGGACCCATCTCCAGAAATGGGGATTGCCTGGTCTCTTGTTGGTAATCCAAACGAGGGGCTAAACGCTTGTCAGGTTTGGGTTATCCCAACAGAGGACGAGTTCTTCTCTGCTTGGGTTGTGACACAAAACACACCAGACTAAAAAGGGTCTTCTTCGCCTGATTCCTTGGAAAGCTTGTTTATTGCAGCCCAGATATGCCTGATATCACCCTGATTTAGGAAGGCTTCCGCGTTGATTTTGTAAATGTTCCTAGAACTCACTTTTGTCTTTGCTATTAACCCATATTCTAAAAGGCTATTAAGCGCTGTAGTGATTGCCGTCTCGGTTGCTCCTAGGTAAATAGAAATTGCCCTGCGCGTAATACCTGGTTCCAGAACAAGCGTAATTAGAACCCTTGCGGAAACAGTAAGCAGTGATATATCGCTCTCTCTGGCATAGAAGGCAGTAGTGCCAGGTGTCACCCTTGACGCCATAGCCTCAATGATGCTCTGGGCCAATTCGCCAGGAGAAGCGTTCTGTGCCAGGCCATCCTTTACGAGCATCTCTATTGGTGCCAGTAATTGCTCGTTCGGCCTATTTAGTTTGTCATTCTTCATTATTGGCTCAGTATAGGGGATACCACATCTAATGACAGGTATGTGATTCAATGTAGTAATACATGAGGGCACAGTGTGCAGTCATGTAAATAAGTGCGGCTCATTATCCAACAAGGGGAAAGTAAATGTTAAAAGATAAACTATTACAGCTCACTACCGTTAAGCATTGCGCAGTGGGGAACATCATGGAGAAGATGGACAAAGAAACAAAGGTTGCTTTCGTTGAAGTTATGCGAAGCTCCGTTGGCAACAAAACGATATCCGATGCACTTTCAGCAGAGGGGTTGAACATTTCCCGTGATGCAATTCGCAGTCGACGAATTTGTTTTGCAGAAGCAACACAAGACCGTTGTGAGTGCCGTATGGCAGAAATGAGTAACAAAAAATGAGCTCCAAAAAAGAACCAGTAAAGAAGATTTCAATGGCGAGCAAACTTTCTTCGATGGCTCATAAGCCAGAAAAAGAAGTAATCCGCAAGGAATTCCTTGAATCCCTAGCCTCAACCCTGAGGAAGAAGGGAATTGACCCGAGTGATATCGGGCATATCAAGAAGTTCTCTACATATCAGAGCCTCACTAAAGATGAGAACGGTGAAGCACAAATTCATGACCTTTGGGCGTTTCAGTTTAGTCCTGCGTTTGAAGATGGCCCTGATTGGCCCGTAATGCAACCTGGTCCATCGGTGAATTTGCCGGCTTCAAAAGTCAAAGCGACCCCTCGAAAGGGTTTCAAAACCGCCGTAATCGTGCCTGATATACAGATAGGGTTCTATCGTCGCGAAGATGGTACATACGAACCATGTCATGACGAGCGCGCTATCTCTATAGCCATGCAGGTGATATCAGACCTCAAGCCAGAGTTGATTGTTTGTGTTGGTGACAACTTAGACTTCCCTGAATTGGGTAAATATCGATACAGCCCAGCGTACGCATACACAACCCAGAAGTCGATTGACCGTGCAACGGTGCTTGGCTTTGAGTTGCGCGCCGCATCTCCAGCATCCAAGATTGTTTGGTTGGCAGGTAACCACGAAGAGCGTTTACCAAACTTCCTACTGGACAATGCTAAAGCTGCCTTCGGGTTACGCAAAGGTGACATGCCTAAGTCATGGCCCGTTATGTCGGTTCCAAGTCTTTGTCGTTTCGATGAGTCTAGTATTACGTACGTTCCTGGATACCCAGCGGGCGACTTCTGGATTAACGAAAAGCTCCGTGTAATCCACGGAAACCGCGTTAAGTCCAATGGTTCAACGGCCCATATTTACCTGAATCAAGAAAAGATTTCAGTGATATATGGACACATCCACCGTTCTGAGATTGCCTGGAAGACCCGTCTTGACTATGACGGAGCGAAGACAATCATGGCTGCATCACCAGGATGTCTCGCCCGAATCGATGGCGCCGTGCCGAGCACAAAAGGCGGAACCGACCTCGACGGACGCCCAATTTCAGTAACAGAAGACTGGCAACAAGGTCTCGGAGTTGTTTACTACCAAGACGGTGGAGAGAATCGGTTCTCATACGAGAACATGCACATCTACAACGGCTGGGGTATGTACAACGGCGTAGAGTACCGCGCGAAGTAGCAAGTAGGTTCCGGTGGCGCAATCGGATAGCGCAAAAGACTTCTAATCTTTAGGCTGTAGGTTCGAGTCCTACCCGGAACGCTGTAATTGTAAGTCTTGACAGTAATACTTACTATTGCTATGCTTCTCTATGAGGGGGCTGTGTGTATAACGCGCCTTAAACGACACTGTGGTGTGCCCTCACTTTGGCGAGTAGCTCAGCTGGCAGAGCAGCGGACTGTTAATCCGCTTGTCGTAGGTTCGAGCCCTACCTCGCCAGCCATTGGAATGAAAAACATAGTGCTAATATTGAGATATGCATGACATAGACAGACTTATATCCATAATCGCCGGCGGAGCTAAGTTAATCGTTGACAAACCAGTGGACAAGATTGGCAAGCTCGTAGACGAAGAGAGAGACCTAGCCAACGCTCTTATGATGATTGCCAAGAAGTACGGCAAATTCAACGAAGATGACACTGGAATCTGGGCTGGATATGACAGCGCGGAGAAAAACGAAGTCAAAGACATCGGTGTCAAGTGCTCCAATTGCGTTCTTTACCTAGGCGGTTCATCCTGCTCAATCATCTCAAGCGCTGTCGAGCCAGGCGGCAAGTGCCGTTTCGCAATCATCCCTGATGGGGTTGTTAAAGCCTGACATTCCAGCCATTGATGTAAAATAAGTAGATGACCCAAATAAGCGCTGATGTTACACAGAATGAAACCTGGGGAACATACAAAGGGGAGATTAAGGGTTTTCGTTTCGAAAATTCAGAAACAAAACGCCTTGGCGCACCTATTGGCGGAAGTGGTCAGCAGGATGCCACAAGGGACCATGATAGCGATGGAGTCATAAACGATGGAACAGAAGACGAAAAACCAGCCCCAAAGAAGGGTCCATCAAAGAACCCGCCAAAGGTTAGACGCGAAGAATTGATATTGCCACGTAAATTGGTCCCACCCAAACCAACCCCAAAGCCACCATACAAGCCTGGATACCTCCTTCCTGATGAAGAAGGGAATTGGCAAGGTTACGATGGAACACCACCGAAGAACAAACCGCACTTCAGGGAACACAGGGATGGAAGTATTTATGAAATCAGACCAAATCGGCCTCCAAAAAAAGTTGGTGTCGGCCCCAATGAAATCATTTGAAATATTGCGGTATGAAATCGCCTCAAACTGCGGTATTGGACGCTGCGGTCAGAACAACCACGATGGGGTTGTGAAAGCCTAAATCCCGCCAGTTTCATGTTTGAATAACTTAAATACCTGGATACGCTGGTTTTACCTACGTATAAAGGATGGTCCTAATGGGTCGTTTAAGTAAATTACTAATCGCTGCGACAGTTTTGAGTTTCGGAGTTATCTCGATTCCCGATGTCGCACACGCTGAAGATTGCCAGTCATACTCAGAAGCGCCATCTTCATCATCGCCAGTGACGTTCACGATACTTGACACGGATGTGGGAACGGACGCATATCAGCGACTACTCACATACAGCAAGGGTGGACATAAAGCGCTCGGTATGGCAATCGCCAGTTCCTATGACTACTTTGGCAAATGCCAATATCCAGGAATTGGGATTATGGATGGGAGTGGTGGGAACGGGTTCCGTCCGAATTACACGCTGGCAATCTGGAGTGATTGGATAAATCTATCCGAAGCACGTTCTGCTATCTACTCACTTATCGGTGCCGGCTCAAACCCAACAGTAACAAATGGGGACTGCAATATCTCCTGTGATGGGACAACTGGACGCCAGTTCGATGGAACTATCGTCAACGAAACAACGACTACAACTTCTACTACCCAGGTGCCGAACGAACCCATTACTAGCGCTCCAGCAATAGAGCAACAAGAAGAAGTGGTTCAGGATTCTCCTATGGAGCCAGTGACTGTGGAGGCGCCGCAAGTCGTTATTGAGGCAACGACCACAACAACAATTGCCCCAGTATCGGTAATGGCAGATGCTTTTGTAACGGTATCCAAAGCAATCACACCAAAGAAACAAGTGTTACCTGTCAAGAAGAAGTTGAAGAAGCGCGTCTTACAACACAAGCGATAAATGTCTCCGAACTGAGACAATTACACATCTATTCCCAAGTCGGAACAGTTGTGTTATTGTTTTACGCGCGCAGTAGCATCAGCGGTAGAGCACCCACGCCATCTAGTGGAAGATTCCTAGGTTCGAGTCCTAGGCTGCGCGTCAAGGCCCCTTTAGCTCAGTGGTAGAGCACCTCACTTGTAATGAGGTGGTCCTCGGTTCAATCCCGAGAGGGGGCTCCAGGGCATACCGGGTCAGATAGCTATTATGTGCAAGTATGTCTTGTCATGAGACTTGCATTGTTGGAGACTAATACACTAAGAGGCTTTAGATAACGACGCCCCTAATTTAATCCATCCAAGTTTCAGAGGTCCGGTCAACCTATAGAGCTCTAATCACCCTAGAGAGAGAGAATAAGGAATGACCACCATAGTAGGAATGCAGGGAGACGGATTCGCTGTCATTTGTACAGACTCCCGCGTATCCGATGACGCTGGAGGAACACTCAGCACTTTAGGACAAGGAATGTCCAAAGTAGCCCAAAACGGTCCGTACCTTATAGGAGCAGCAGGGGACGTAAGAGCAATAAACATACTGCATCACGCCTTCGCCCCACCTACACCTCCTTCCAACCTTAAAGGCAAAAAACTCGATGCCTTCATGACAGTCAAATTTATCCCAGCACTAAGAGAATGCTTAGAGAAGCAGGGATACTCATACTTTGACAAAGACTCAAACTTCACAGCAACCTTCGAATCAACAATCATCACAGTAATTCACTCAACTATTTACGTAATAGACGGTGACTACTCATGGGCATCAGACTCAAACGGCTTATACGCAATAGGTTCAGGTTCAGACTATGCCATAGGGGCAATGAACGTACTCATGCCCAAAAACAAACTCACCATCAACACCGCCAAAACCATATGCACAAGAGCACTCACAACAGCCTCCAAATATGACGGAGGAACAGGAGCTCCCTACCACACGTTCCTACAAGAGAGCATGGCAATACGAAACAAAACAACACCTACACCAAAACCTGCAGTTCGGAAGAAGAGATAATTTATGGATACAGCTGAAAACGTGAAGGTAATAACAGAAGATGATATACAAGAAAAAGGTTGGATGAACTTCGCACAATGCAAAGGACAGACATACATGATGTTCCCCAAAGCCCACAAGGACATCAGCTACATACCAGAGGCAAGAGCCCTATGTGAAGCATGCCCAGTTAGAACACACTGCCTAGAGTACGCACTCGAATTCCCAGTAGCAGACATGCACGGAATATGGGCAGGCATGACCTCAAGACAACTACAAACAGAACAGAAGCGAAGAGGAATAACCGCAGTAAGACCGACACTCTCACAGATGTGGGGAGACTAATGGTCCCACTAGGACAACCCTGCAGATGTACGAAGCTACCGTCGCATCCACTGTGTGGCGATAAAGAGGACGACGACTAGAAAGAAAACCAAAGTCTCCACTATTTACCCCGCACGCCACAAATTGTGCAAAATTTCATATTTTGTAATTGCTCGAATGTTGGGTTGCAGTCTGTTTTCCCGCACGGTTGTATTAATGTTTCCCCGCTGAGGTAGGCGCGCAGTTGTTCTATCTGTGTTGGTAGCGCTTTCATTGGCGGTGGCGGTGGTGGTAAACCTTTACCTTCACGCAAGGCTGTTAATAAGCATGCAGTCGCCCACTCATTGATACCTGCACCTTGTACCTTGCAGTGTTTAATGATATCGTTTTTTAACCAGCCGGGAATCGTGAGTACGATGTTGTACTTTCCGTCGTGTAGTTTAGCCTTCTGGGGTTTGCGCGGCATCTCGACTCACAAGCGTCAATAAATATTCGGTGATGGTCATGTCGTATCCATCTGCGAGTTGAGCTATGAGGTTTTTTGTACGCCCAGGTATACGCATCGTTATGTTTGCGTATTCTGTTTCTACTTCTTTTACGGGCCGGCCCATGCGCTTTCGCATGTACGCATGTTACTCGGTTGCTGGTAGTTCGTAGGCGTTTGTTTCCCACTGTCGGACTATGGGTTCGTATACGCCGGCAAAGAAGTTCCTGTCCCCGTTTGTGGCTGCAGCTACTGCTGGGAGTCCACCTAGTTGCGCGAGAGCTAGCCGTATGCAGTCGTGTATCTCTGTGGGCTGTATGGAGCCCGTATTGAGGTCGTTTGTCAAGCGTTGGACCAAAGCCCAGGCTTGAGCTGTTGTGGGCGTCTGTGGGGCCTTCCCTGCGAGTATGAGCGCCTGTTTACGCACAGCAGCAGGACGCAACTGAAAATGCTCTACAAGCACCAATTGCGATACAGCTCTATAGGCGTCCATATACTCAACGTCTTTTAGGGCGTGTTCCCATGCGAGCATTGTCTTCTTTAGTGTTGCTGCTGTTGATGGGACGCGTTCGTTGTAGTGGGAGTAGACGAGTTCTGCGATTTTGAGCATCTCTGTTTTTGTCATACGTCACCGTCATCCTTTATGAGAGCCAGTCTAGCGAGTTTTTGGATTCGTTTGTGGTTTTTCGCTTGTTCTTCTGGTTTGGTTGACACGCGCAATATCAGCTCGAGGGAGTTGTATTTCTTTCCCCGTGGGTTGCTGCCCATATGCCATTCGCTTTGCTTGCATCCGATGATTGCGTCTACACAGCTATTTAAACCGTAGCTAATTAAAGCAGTACGTATTATCTCTAGTCGCTGCAGTGTCAGGACAGGAGTCTTTCCTTTTTGGCCCCAATGATTCTGGGCCCAGGTCTCCCAGATTGTCCGGGCGTCTTCCTCGATGTCCAGCTGTTCGGTCATTGTCAGCATCCTACTGAGTCTTCTCGTAAAAAGCAAATCATTAAATTCGCTCACTATTCAGGCCAGCTGTGCTGGACGAATGTGATGCAATTGCCATCCCCTGGGGTGTGAGTCTCTAACTTGGAAATGGTTCATTGTAATTAGCTTTCAATCAATTGCGGGCGTGTTGTATTAGGTCCCCCCACGGTTTACTCATACGAGATGGTCGCCGTGAGCTTTTAGCCGACACCAGTTGTAATGCATTGAAGTGGTTCTCCCCCTCCGGCTGATAGAACCGTCCGCTACACCTGGGCAGATGTGCATGCTTTCACGCAGAGAAGTGATACCCATTTCTGGTGGCGAATCGCATTAATGCTGTTAGGCACTGTCTAGCGCATGGTTGCCCCTTCTCTGGGGACTTGATTCAGTTGTAGGTCTTGCGGCGATAACTATACACACATCCGGCCGGCGGCGCAACTCTTTTCATCCAAGTTCTTTAGCCCCGTACTTCTACCGAAATGCTTAAACGATGGGATACCCTTTAAAGTAGCTGGGGCGGGTTTCCCCTTCTCACTGCCCCAGCTTTAATGAGGGTTGAGTTCTCCTAGAAGTTCTGTAGGTGGCTTTCTAGGAGAGCTCCCCTTTTACTTGAGAGGCAGCAGGAACGTCCCGCGTTCCCACATAACACCAATTGTGGAGTAGCCGGCGATATCTAGAACCGTATCTGTGATGGATTCGTTCTGGGCCTTGTATGAACGCTCAACCTTGGTCAGGTTCTCGAGTCGAGCCAGCTTGTCGTGCGTCCGGATGAGGAGACCCTGCCGGCCAAACCGGGCAATGTTTTCGTGCCCATAGTCCCGTTGCTTCTTAACAAGGGTATTGGTCAACGTATTGAGTGTGACCAAATAGAAACACCGTGAACCCCATTGTAAGGTCAGGCGTGCAAGCTCCTGCCAGTCAGCCACCAAAGCATCTGTGTTGTTGGGAGCCGTAAGGGACTTGATATCCGAGAACCAGCGGTCAACCATAAGGTCGAAATGAGACCGCATCTGAGATAGAAGGGCGTCGTCCTCATTGAGTAATTCGCAGATGGCCTTTACTTCGTTGAAGGCAGCATCGTCCCAATAGGTTGGAATTTCTTGTGTGGTGAGGGCGTAGATTTTCATACGACATGTATAGCACACGTCATACACCACCGTCAAACTTTTACAAAGCCCAAAATTAGTGCGTTTGCTTCGCTCTCGTCTTCTCTGACATTTTTGTCGAGCTGTGCTTAGCTTTGTCCCCGGTGCAGATTGGTTCTTCGAGCAGGCGGACATACACAATCAGCTCGCTGCTGCACACCGGACATATCCAGGTAGACGTCTTAGAACCCATGGCTTTAAATAGTACAACAATCTGTAGCTGCGCGCAGGAATGCCGGCCGCAAACACGTGAAGTGATTCGTAAACATTTGTTTAAATCTCATCAATGCCGCGGTCGAGAAATTTGCGTACGAGCTCTTGAATTTCTTTTTTCTTTTCTTCTGTTTCGTTGTTGTATATTTCCTGCAGCAAGCCGCGGAATACACGCACGCTCATCTCGAGTAGACCAGAGAGCAGCCCGCCTTCGCGCGCAACGAGCTCTGAAATCTCTAGAGCATTCGAGCCGGCAATAATCAGTCTGTCTTCATGTGAAAGCTTAGATAGGTCCACACAAGAAACCGAGTCAGTGAGAGGAAAGCCTTTCTTCTCTACGTCGTCCCATATGAATAAAGATTCTGTTGCATCTGAGAATTCTTGGATACCCATTTATTTCCATCCTTTTCGTAAACGCTTTTGAGCATACACATCCCAGGTGTATTCAACGTCATCCGCCACCGTCGAACTTTTAGTATGCAATTTTATTTGTTGAAACTTTTTATGGAGCTCTTCGTGTTTTAAAACGTTGAGCTCAGCTTCGAGCTTGCGCAGCCGCTGCTGAATTCCTTCGAGGCGCCGGCTGAAGAAGATGTGAATTCCAGCGGATAAAGCAATGGCCACAGCAATGGATATGTACATCAGAATGCCGCATCCTGTTTAATTGTCATGTCAACGAGTTTGGCCACTGCCTGGAAGTCTTCGCGCTTGAGGAAGTTGGCTGCAAGGCCGGCATCGAGAGTGCGTGCTCCTTGAACGTCCCAGTTCATGACGGCTCCATTGTCGTTATACCCGGTGATTGAACGGATGTCTTCGAGGCCCAGCGCGCTGCCTGGAATCATCTGCGCGACCATCAAGTCGAATTTACAGTTGAGAGTTTTGCGTAGACACATGTACGTGTTCTGGACGATGAGGATATTGATATCTGCAGCGGCTACGTGCGCGCGCGAATCCATAACCGTGAAATCAACGTCTGGAATCATTTGGTCACTGACTGTGAGTCCGTGCTTAACTTTGTATGGAGACGCTGAGCCGGGGAAGCCTAAGGCTGCGCAGGATGCATCAGGGTCCTTCGAGACGAGACCAACATAGTGGTCCTTGCTGAGGTCGAGGGCGAGCATCGATGCGATAGTCGTGGTGCCCACTCCTCCCTTGGGTGAGTAAACGTTGATAGCAATCATGATTGCGTATCCTTTCATATGTAGGTATTTGGATAAAGGTTACTATTTAAAAATATTTATGTCAAGTCATCCGCCACCGTCGAATATTTAGTAAGCCAAATATTTGCCGGCGGCAACCGGTCGGCTCCTCCTACTCGAAGTAAGCCATCTCTCCTAGCAATGACATCCAGTCGAACCCTTGGGTGCCAATCTCTTCGAGGTCGACCGCGGCCGCTGCCTGGGTATACGCGTCATCAATCAAATCGTTTTGGATGCTGCGCAGCCATTCAATCTGACGGCCGAGTGATTGGAACAGTTCATCCTTCACGTCTTCAATTGTGCGGGTCATGAGTGTAACCGCGCTAGCGCTTCGCGTGCCAGGAACAGTTCGTCCTCAAACTCTTCAGCCTGCTTCTTCCAGTGGTCGCGTTCGAGTGTAACCGCATCAAGTTTTGCACTTAAGCGAATAAGTTCATCTTGCATCACAGGTCTCCTTATGGTTCTGTTGTTGTGGGAAGGAATGGATTAATACTCGAATCTATAGTTACAGAATCTATGGTTGTAGCGTCGCCAGAAACTTCCCAGAGCGCTATGAAAATCACAGACAGTGGAATAATGAATGCTAAAA